ATAGCCATAGCCATAGCCATCGCCGTAGCCGTAGCTGGAGTTGGAGCCGGAGCCGAAACCGTTTCCTACTGGTAGGAAGTTCATCACGCTTTCTTCAGGTCTCATTCTTTCCTCCTCAAAATCTCCGGCGTTCCGTAGCCGTATCCGAAGCCGAAGCCGTAGCCATAGCCATCTCCGGAGCCGTTACCGTAGCCGTCACCGTAGCCGTCACCGTAGCCGTTACCGTAGCCGTCACCGTAGCCGTCACCGTAGCCGTCACCGTAGCCGTAGCCGTAGCCGTAGCCGGAGCCGGAGCCGGAGCCGGAGCCGGAGCCGGAGCCGTAGCCTTTTCCTACCAGTATGAAGTTCATCACACTCCCCAGTCGTCCGACACAAGCACCGAGAAAATTTCAGACTGAGCCGGAATCTCGACCCGTGTCTTCATCTTCCGAAGTGTGACGTTGTCGTCTTTTGGATTTGCGATCACACCGTCGAATCCAATCGACTCCCACCTGAAAACCCATACCGCTCTGTCCAAAAAGATGCGATTGCCCTCGCGCGTCACATCGCCCGCAAAGATCCAACCGCGATCCACAACGACAACCGCGCGTGTGCCCGCAGCACGAACAACCGGCGCATACTCAATACCATCAATAATCACATTAGCCATTTTTACTTCTCCCCCTTGGTTACAAATGTGACGAGCATGCTTGGGAACGGTGCGGAATTCTTGACCCCACCGAACTTCAAACGCCCGCGCAGGAACTCTACTTTGCCGTGCGGAAAACACAGCTCGTGAAACCACTTGGTGTCCGTCCGCGCAGGTAACAGACAGACGACAAGACTGGCCGTGGTCCGTGAAGCGTGAAGCGCTTTGTCGATCCACAGCCCAATCTCCCTGCCATAAGGCGGATTCATCCACACCCGCCCTGACCATTCCTGCGACAATCCGTCCTGTTCCTTGGTGAAGTAATGCGCGCATTTCGCATTCTCAGGAGTAGCGCACACGTCCAAAGTAAAGTGATGCACGGCGTCCAGCCTGTCGAATAAATCCTGTGGCGTCGCCCACTCAGGTGTAGCGCTAGTGAATAGCCCGGTGTTGATCATCTTTCCTCGATTTCTTTCTTAACTAGACTCGGCATCAACTCTATAATAATCTTCGCGCACTCTAATGCCACCTGCCGGTGCTCTTTCTGGGTAGAAGAGTCGGTGCGAACATCAAGGTAGTGAATCCACGAACGGACGCTACCGTTCATATAGAGCACGCTCTCCATCATCCCCTCGGGCAGCAGGGCCCGTGCGACTTCTTTTGCAATGCCGTTTTCCCTCGCCCACTTATACCCGTCAAGTGCTGCTTTTATGATTTCATTCTGGTACGCATCCCAGCGTTGCTGTAACTCCGGGCCGACGCCTTCGATAGAATTCTGTCGGTTCTTAGGATCGTGCAGCCGCGCTTCCCGGAAAACATACCCAAGCTCTGTCGGATCGGCGTAGCGTTGCGAGAATTCCTGAAAAGAAAAACTACGGTGCCGTAACATCTGCCGGGCGATGTCCCGGGTGGTTTTGACCTCCATACAAACATTCACCAGCTCGAACGGCGACCAATGCTTGTGATCAATCAAATACCGCAACAACTTGTCAGCCGTCGCGTGATTGTCTTGGTTTTGCGGGTTACTCACTCGCGCGCAGTAAGCAATCAACTGCTCCGGGGCCATGATTCCCAGAGGCGTTGTGGTGTACGAGATTAGTCTTACGTGCATGCTATTTATCCCCCTCACGTAAGGCGGCATAGGCGCGCTTGACCACTGGAGCCATCATGTTCCCCTGCTCCGTTTCAAATTCGATGTGCTCAGCGGTCCAGCATTCTTCTGGATGGTACTCGTCCAACAACTCCTTCAAGGATTCTCTGAGCAATTTGTTCTGGTTCATTAGATCAATGTGATCTTGCAGCAAACAATCCGCAATCTTCTCAATCATGTCGTTCATGCCCACAACTCCTATTCCCATTCTTTTTCTAGCAGTCCATTCTTATCCATCACCGCGATCTCTATATCCACCGCTACTGCATACACGGCGTCAAGTAATAAAGGGTCGGTAATTTTCATATTTCCATTTATAATCTCGATCATTTCTTCATGCGTTAAACCCAAGCTCCCTCCTTTGCAGGACATCGCCTTAATTAAGGTTTTGGTTTTCATTTTCATGATATTTCAACACCGTAGATGATGCCGTTAAACACTCGTTCACTGTTCTTGTACAGTGTTTTGTTGTTGGCCTCATGGTACAGGGTCATGATGATGAACTTCTCATCTTCCGTGAACTTAGTTTTATGTAGGAATGTATAGGGAAAGTTCATAGTGCACTTGATACCATCATCGATGGTCGTCACTCGGATGTATGGGACCTTTGCATATTGCTCGCTCATGATGGCACTCCTTCTACTGTTCATGCCCACAGCTCCTCCTGTTCGTAATACCCCGCCATACGGTCCGCTTCATATTCCAGAAGGTCCCGCGCGTCCTGTTCAATCTCTTCGATCTCCGCGTCCGTCAGGTCGTAAACCCTCTCTCCGCCCATGAACACGTCGAAGTCGAGGAAGCCCTGCTCCTCGGGATACCACGTGTCCGGGTGGCCCGAGGACTGCCCGGGACGATCCGGGCAGTAGGCAGTGACGACAACGGTGGCGGGCTCGCCGCGCAGTGTGATGTCAAACTCCATGACGCACCTCCTCACGCTTCCACAGGCTCTCAGCAGAGCGCCGTGCATGCACGGCAAACCCGGCGCAAATGGTTTTCCCAAGCTCCATGAGCCCTGATTTCTTGTCCATGTCCAACTCTGGGTCGTACAGGTCCGCGACCATGTTGACGAGGTCTACGGGAGATGTGTTGAGCATCTCGATCCTGCCCTCGCGTTCTGTCCAGTCGGAGATGATGTAGGCCTGCTCCTGACGATGGAGCTTGTCCCATGAGCCTCGGCCCTCGGCCAGTGCGCCGCGTGCAACAGTTTCCCAGTTCATGAGCGCACCTCGTCGAAGTCACGGTTGAAGCCGACGAGGTCGAGCAGCTGGTCCCACTGAGCCTGTTTGTGCCACTCGGCAAGGCCCTTGAACCAGCGGACATTGGCTTCGCTTGGCAGGAAGTGCCAAGCGTCGTGGAACAGCGTCACGTAGTGACGGTCATCGAATGTGTATCGCATGATCTTCTCCTGTATTCACACGCTCAAACAGCGTGGGAGAGAGTCTACGTCCGGACTCTATCCCACGTCAACACCCTGTCACCGTTTTTTTGCGAGACCTCCGTGTCGAAGCCCCTGCAGGTATTTGTTGCGGTCTTTGATAGCCTTGAGCGTTCCCGGGAGGGATGGGGCCCGTGGTCCTTGGGCCTTGGCTGGGGCAGCCTTAGCTCGTGTCGCGGGGACGGCGGGTTTCGCCACCTTGGGCCTTACAGTGGGCGCAACGGCCTTGCGGGGTTGCGAGTAGGCCTCCTGTTCGGCAGCGAGCGCGTTCATATCACGCGTCCAGCGCTGCTGTTTGGCAGCGGGCCATGTATAGAAGTCCGGGGGCGGGGTGAGTTTTGGCATGACGGGTCCTTGGTTACTGTTCTCTTTATTGCGGGTTCCTGTATTGAGCTTGTGATCTGCTATTTGCAAGACTCACGCATCTTGATGTTACCTACTGTTTTTTTTATTTTTCTGCTTCCCCGATGTATTTTAACGAAACACCCGGAGAAATAAGGTAACTTGTCCCATGCTCGTCTTGCATTTCTACTGCGTCATAGCCTAATTGTTTTGCAATTTGGCCTCGCATTTTTTGAGCAACCATGCTGGCTTCTGCGTAGTCATCAGCCAATCCCGCAGACAAAGCCAACTCATCGGCGTCGCTCGTTTCTTCAATGATTGCTTTCCATGCCGATTCAAACTCTGGATCATTTTCCTTTATTTTTGTTATTTTGCTGAATACATCTAAGACTTTTTTGTACGGTAATTCATAGTTCAAATCGTAATTCGTTAAAATTTTATGCTCCGGAATATCCGCAAAATAATTGTGACCGGACCCATGCCCGCGCACTTTCCCGACAGACGCAAAAAAACCATCAAATGTCCCGCCCTTTGGGACTTGCTCAAACCCTGAGTCGTGCCCCCCGTGGTATAAACGAAGATATCCTTCTTTTTCTGGAATATCTTCGGCGTTACTTGCCGCCATTTTTTGAGCACCCTCCCCAGTCCCAATTTGCGAAGCCCTGAACTCCCCAAGAGGATTGTCTGGCGTAGGCTCAAACTTATGCGGGGTGCCGTGGTACACCGTGGGCATGTTGAGGACGCCGGGGGCATAACGCGCCGTGGCCACGCCCGGAGCACTGACGTTCATGGCCATTTCCATGGCCTGTTCTGGCGTTACTTCCTCTCCTTCCATCGCACGGCGAGGGAGGGTAAACGCATCGAGCATTGACTTGGCAGTATTGCTATAGCCGAGGCCCCACTCTCTTTCCTTCTCACCCTGTTTGTTCTTTCGCATGCGGACGGGAAGGACGTTTCCGTATTCCCAGCCGGGCTCACGCTTCGTACTTCCAAGGGCGGAGCGAATGAACTCGTTAACGGAATCCTTCTTTGGCGAAGAGGGCTTCGGAGAAGAGGGCTTTGGCATGACGGGTCCTCAGATGAGCTTTTTGATCAAACGGTCGAGGTACCACTTCGCTTTGCGGAGGTCCTCGACGCCGTTCTTTTCTTTCCAGCGCCAGATGTACTTAACGACTTGTGCGGTGTAGACGGCTTCGAAGCCGGCGAGGTTTTCAGTCACCGCGTCGATGCAGTCGATGCACTCAAGGTTGCCCCTCTGATAGTGCGCTGGGCGATTTACGTTGTCGGTCGGCATTGCGTGGTCGCCGAGCACTTGCCAGCGGTCTGGCTCTACGGGGACGAATTTTTTCATTGAGGAGAATCTCCCAGCGGTCTGGCATCTGCAGGTCATAGACTAGGTAATGGATTGCGCGGCGTAGGGTGTCGATGTCATCTCTGAAACTCCCTAGGCCAAGATTACATGGTGAACACAGCAGGCCCCGCACGCGCTTGGACGAGTGACAATGGTCCACGAACAATCGTGAGCGCGACGGCGGCTTTTGGCAAATCTCACACACCCCTCCAACACTTGCGATCATACGCTGGAGCTGGTCGGAGGTTATGCCGTATCTTTTTTTCAAATCCTCTTCGGAGCGTTTCTTCTTGGCCTCTGGGCCGCTGCGATATTTTGCGCGTAAATATTTTTGGCAGACTTTGCATGTGTGCTGTTTGCCGAGAGGTTTGGTTAAGGATGCGAAAAATTCTGTGAGGGGTTTTATTTCGTGGCAGTAACCACAGCGTCTTTTATTTTGCAGTCCCAAAACGTTTGTCATACGAGCGAAGACCTCCGAGCCCTAAGAGCCCGAGCAGAATCACGATGAGGTCCCCCAAATCCACTGCCGGGATTGGCGTGGAATTTCCCGCAAGCAACAGCACCCATCCGGCCAACGGTCGACCAATGTAGTGCCATGCCAAGGCAGAGCCGCACACCCATCCCACAAAGGGACGCCACCGCGAGGTGAACGGGTCGGTGCTGGCTGCTTCGACTTTGTTGACATCGGCCTGCATCTGCATAGCTTGGATGTCTGCATCAAGCTGTTTGAACTCGCCTGCCTGCTTCATCTTCTCCAGTTCGAGAAGCGCGGCAGCTTTCTGTGCAGGGTCTGGCCATGCACGGTCGATTATTTTTCCGACGACTCCAGCGATTGCGTCTGCGATCATGCCATGTTCCCGTAGCGTAGACTGAAATGGTTCCCGTCTTGACGGCGGAAGTCTCCGCCCCACGCACAGTCAGGGTGAAGAGACTTCCAGTACTTGCCGAGCGGCGCATAGGCCGCTGTGTCGGTCTGGTATTTTTCTTTGATGAACAAGTTCAGGTCGATGGCCAGACGTTCGCAGTGCAGGCTGGTGGCCGAGCCGATGCCACGCTCCGCGTATATTTTCGCCGCCTCGGGAGAGCGATAGGCATCGCCCACGGTCAACTCAAACCCGTTGTCGTACGCCCAGAGAATGAGCTTGCCGACATAGAGCGTAAAGCGCCGCTGTCGCTGTCCGAGGGTTTCGATCATTTTTTACTACCGGGAAGTTCTTTATAGAACTGCTTAAATTTAGGCGTTTTATATGCCCCAGAAGCATACGGAATAGCTTCTTTTTTTGTATTGAACCGATAGTAATCTCCGCGTTTGATGGCGGAACTAAAAGCGCTTGGAACGCTAGAGAACTTTTTAAGTTTACCACCTATGTTTTGTACGGTGGGGAAGACGTACCATTTCCCATCTTCTCCTCGCTCCGCAGCCATTCGATGGGTTTCAACCTGTCCGTTTTTATTACGCAAAACAGGAGACCGCTCAGGATAATCTATCCTTTTTTGAAAATCCGGGCTGGTATAGGGCATAGGCTCAAGGGGCAGTTTAGCGCCCCCTTTAGCCAGATTCCTCACAGCCTTCTTAGCGGTCTTTTTAGGTTCTCTCACTTGCGCTTCTGCCGACGTACCTCGCCGCCGTAGCGAAGGCCCTGCATCATGGCCATGGCTTCATCCGGCGTCACCAGTTTTTGGCGGTGTGCTTCTACTGCACTACGAACCCTTTGTGCTTTTTTGGAGGTCCCCGGCTTGTATTTACGCTTACGTGTAGTGCTTCGAATTGTGTCCTGACGTGCTCCAGTGGACACGGAGGAAATGTCCCGCCCCTGTCGAGCAGTGGGTCTGCTCAGGGTAGCGGATGCACGCGGCTTACGCTTTCCAATGACGTCCGCCTTAGGGGCGTAAATAGAGGCTTTCTTTTCTTTAACCTTAGCCGGCTTAGGCGCGGCAAGTCGCGGAGGTGGGCTTCCCAAACGAGGGGTACTACTCGACCCCAAACGCGGCATCGCCGCTGGCGCAGAAAGTCCTGCAGGTTCCTGCTGCGGGTAAGAGCGCCCACGAAAAACAGCCCGTGGGCCGCTTTCAGTCATAGCGCCGCCAGAGGTCCGTGGTGCGCGGGCCTTGGGCTTACCTTTCCCGAACAACAAAGAGACCCCCGAGGCCATGCCTTCCCCGAAACCCTTTGCCATGTCCCCCGCGTAGTTCGAAAGACTTTCCGCCATTCCGGGGCGTCGTTTGTTTGCTGGCGCGGCGGTGCTGGTGCTTGGAACGGGCTTCATCGAGCCGCCCCATGAGGGTCGATATTTTCCAGACACGTCAGAGACGGGGGGCAGCATAGACTTTGTAGAGGGCATCTCTGCTTTTGAAGCAGGGGGTGTTGCAGCTGCCCTAGCGCGTGGCGTTTCTTCCGAGGGATCTTGGGCCGTATCAGACTTTGATCTGAACTGGAGTTTCCCGGTAGGCCCACGAGTTAGAACGAGGTCGGGATCGTTCAAGTATTTATCCAGTTCCGCCATTCGCGCATCAAGGCGCGCAATTTCGGACTTCGACATTTTTTTCACTTTGATTTTCCTTTTTTAGCTGTGCGCTTCGATACACGAAACGCCTTGTCCGTTGGGGAGCCTTTGCTCCCCGGGGCGCGCATCTTTTCGCCAGAGCCCGCAGCGATGCGGGCTCGTTTGGCGTGGATGTTGGCATATAGGCCTGAGGCGGCTTTGCGGGGCATCATTTCTCCTTGAACGTAGTTAGCAATCGCTTGCCGCGCAGCCAGCCCGATTTTCTCTGCGGCCTGAAACAATGGACGTGCTTCTGGAGCCCTTTTAATGAGTTCTTTTTCGAAGTCAGGGTTATCCATTAGCTGACGCTTTTGAGCTGGATTCATTCTCGATTTCCCCCTTACTTCTTCCCTCGTGTCGGCTTGGCCATGCGGCCACGCACTGCGGGTTTAGTCATGCGGCCCCGCCCTGCGGGCTTGGCCATGCGACCTTGCGCTGCGGCCTTTTTCTTGGCCTCGCCGCCTTTCCTGAAGCGCGGCAGCGGCGTCCCAAACTGCTGCAATTGCTGCAACTGCTCCTGCGTCAACGGCTGCGGCTCACGACCCAGATGCCCATACCGAGCAGCCATCGCAGGATCCCGCAAGTCGATGGTCTCCGGCGACTGATAATCCGGATGCATTTTTGGGTCCATTCCCTGCCCCGCGCCCAGTCCCTGCATACCCTGCATCCCCTGCCGCTGCGGCATTGCGGGGTATACCTGCGCCGTCGGTCCTGACGGCATTGCGGGGTATACCTGCGCCGTCGGTCCTGCTGTAGGAGCACCTGCCCTGACAGACTGCATGAACTGCTGCTGCCCTTGCTGCGGCATCCCCTGCCGCTGCTGCGCGGCCTGCTCCAGCTGCCTTTGATACTGCTGTTGCATTGCTGGGTCCATCCCCTGCAGCCCTGAATGCCCGCCAATCCCACCAGCAGCGCGCATCCCCTGCCGCTGCTGCATCATCTGAGCGTACTGCTGCATTGCCGGGCTCATTCCCTGCGGCATCCCCTGCGGCTGCGGCGGAGTGCGAACGGGGCGATTGATTGGAGGAGTGATCCCCGGAATGTTGGGCCGAGACGGAGGAGACATCATCCCACCGCCGTTGTTGGCAATCATCGAACCACCCATGCCCGGACGAGGCACTCCACGGCCCATGCCACCGCCATTGTTGGCAATCATCGAACCACCCATGCCCGGACGCGGGACGGCCATCCCGCGTCCGGGGACGGCCATTCCCGGACGCGCTGCAGGAGTAGTCGCCATCGCGGTCCGAGCGGGAGCGGCCACACCACCTACCTGATACTTCTGGACAGGAACCTTGCCCTTGGCCATGACCTTTTTAGCAGCGGGCTTCTTAGCAGCGGGCTTCTTCGCCATGACCTTCTTGCCGCGACCGGGCATCGCCTTCTTCGGAGTTCGCATTTAATTTCCTTCCTATCTGGAACGAGGCCGCGCACGACCTATGGGTTTGACTGACCCCCCTCGCCAGAACTTTGCTTGTGGTGTTGGAACCTCTTCCATGCGTTGCGAGGCAACTGGAACAGGTTTTTTTCTGGTGAGAGGGGTTTTTTTGCGGGGGATTACCGCTTGGGCATTAGGAGATCGAATAGATGGCTTCGTGGGCCGTGGTCCACGCACGTTCAAAAGAGACGCCATAAGCTCTTCTTGCGTCTCTTTTTTAGGGACAACATTGTCCCCTTCTTTAGGGGCAACGTTGCCGCCGCCGGAGTACCGGCGCGGCTTGCGCTTTTTTGGCATTGACGGGGCCCTTAATCTGTGCCATCCAGCCCTAATCGTACTCTCCAAGCGCGTCTGGGGCAATTCCGTCGTTCCAGTTCCGCTGCCCATGCCATCGCCCGTCTGAACGCTTGTTCAGACGGGAAATAGCCCCGAAATTCCGACATCCGGAATGGCACATTCGGGACCTGAGGCCCCTGATAAAAATATCGCAAGGGCTCAGGCGTGCTCATGGTTTTTTGTCCTCCTGCGTAAGCGCTGTTCTGAGCGTTTTCTCCAGCTCCAGTCTGAGCATCAGGGTTTCAATTTCATCCGCGATTTCCTCCCGGTCAGCGCGGGTGAGCCTGTCCTTTGACCCTCTCAGGAGTTCTACAAGATATCGAGCCATAAGCAGCAGCACAGTGTTATAGAGCTTATAGCAATGATGAACCATTCGGCGAACGTTTCTCCTGTCACAAATCCCCCAGTATTTCGTCTTCAAGGTTGATGACCTCTGCTTCACTAAGCGAGTACAGCAAGTTAGCCCGTCTGGCCCGAGGAGAGTTCTCAGAGGGAAGGGCAAAAATGCCCACAATTTCCACCTGAGGAGGGAGGTCTAGCTCCGTGTCCTCAGGAAATTCCTGATACTCCACTTCAACTTCCAGCGGGAGCACGGTTTTATGGACGCGCGGCATGTGCACCCACCTTCTTCATCTTGTCCGCGTGTTCCTGCTCCCAAAGAACTTTCTTAAATTCTTTTTCGACCAGTCGCATGCAGACCATCCCAACGGAGCACTGCCAGAGTTCGCCAAGTTCACGCATCATGGCGTAGTGGCTTGATCGAACGGTGACCGTGGTCCATGGCTCTCGACGCCTTGCCGGTGACACGTACTTCACCGGGTCGCCCGGTTGCCGGGCATGGCGTCGTTTGCCATATCTTTTGCCAAAAGTCTGAACTTTCTTTGTCATCGTCTTTCCTCCCTAGGCCGAGAAAGGTATCGTAAAAACTGCGATACCGTCAACAGGCTTCGCCCCATGAGGGACCGATTTCAATATCAACCTTGCTGGGAACCTCCAACTTGACCGCATTCAGCATGATTTCGGCCGCAGCCTCGGCCTCTTCGCGGCTATTCACGCTGATGGCAATCTCGTCGTGCACCTGCAACAGGGGAGGGAATCCGGCCTTGAAGAGCTTCACCATAGCCGACTTGGTCTGGTCTGCCGCTGACCCTTGGATGAGCCTGTTCAGGCCCTTGTAGGTCATCGCCCTGCGGATGCGGGGACCGTACTTGGCCGCTGCTTCCTCTCGGGGGAGCGCCTTGTTGATGCCGTACTCAATGGGCTCCCACAGTGGGAACCGGCACTTGCGGCCCAGTAGCGTCCGGATGGCCCCGCCAGAGGCTGGATGTTCGATCCTCTTCATGACCGAATCAACAGTGCCCCGGAGGAACGGCACCTTCTGGTGGAAAGTGGCCATCAATTCCGACGCCTCCTCCACAGGCATATCGAGCTGCCCTGCCAGTTTGGCCTTACCCATCCCGTACATTAGACCGAGTCCAATAGTTTTGGCCTGTTTCCGCTTAATTTGGGCCAAATCCGCGACCATCTGGTGAAAGTCAGTGTCAGGGTTCTCGCGGTAAGCCTGTGCCATGGTCTCCGCGCCCGGTAGGCCGAGGAGGGTTGCGTAGTGCACAAGCAGGCGAGGCTCCTGCGAAGAAAAGTCCATCGCGGCCCACTGTTGCCCCTCTTCTGGCAGGAAGAGCGACCGGACGGTAGGTCCGATGACCTCGTGCCGCGCAGGGACCTGCTGAAGGTTAGGATTCGACATTGATAGGCGGCCTGTGACCGTCCCGCCGTCGTCCCCACGCAGCTGGTTGATGTGCGGATGGATGCGACCGTCCCCTGCGAAGTCGATGTAAGGCTTGAGGAACGTTCCGTAGGTTTTGTTCAGTTCCCGGGCAGACACGATCATACGTGCAATCGGGGCATCGCAGGATTCCAGAAAAGACCGTGTGAAACTTGGCAGTCCGGTCGTCGTCCGGGGGTATTTTATTTTTAGTTTGTCAAAAGCAGGGGCAATGCTGGCCGCAGCCCAGATGTCCACCTTCTGTCCTGCAATCTCCGAGATGGTGTCAATGGTCCTTCGTTCTTCGCCCGCCATCTCCTGAATCAACTCCCCTGCCTTGGCCACGTTGAACCGGACCCCTTTCAAGGTAACGTTCACCAGTACGGGCAGAAGGTCGCACTCCAGTTCGAAGATCGCTTCTACGTCCTCTTTACGCAGCGCGGTCTTCAGGTATTGCCAGAGCTTCAGCGTGAGCGCTGCGTCCTGTTCTGCGTAATCCCCCACGAACATAGCCGGAAGTTTCCAAAGTTCTTTCTTCGGGTGGACGCCAAAATCGGCAGCCGCCTCCTTCAGGCCGACCTCGGATTTGGTCTCCTTCAAGAAATCGAAGCCAAGACTGTTGAGGGCGTAGGAATACCTATTCTCATCGACGACGCCGGCGGCAATCATCGTGTCCAGAATGCGGCCATTCACTTTGAACCCTGACGCCAGCAGCCACCCAAGGTCGTAGGCAGCATTGTGCATAATCTTTGGGCATGGCAGTTCAAGCACCTTGGTCATCCATCGCTCGACAACTTTGCGATCAAGGTTTCCACCGCCTGCGTGGGCAACAGGGAAGTATCCCTTCCATCCCTCCACAGCCACTGCGTAGCCTACGATGTATCCGTCTTTTCTGGGCCACCCCGGTCCATGAGTATCCATGTGCGGGTCGCAGGTCTCGAGGTCGATAGCGATTTCTGTGGCCTCGCTCAGGTCCGGGAAAGAAGCAGGAGGAACCCACTCCGATTTAGGGGCGAAAAGAGGAAGTGTTCTCATAGGAAAAAGGCCTTTTTTGCATTGCGTGGATGCACCAAGTGCAGAGACTGCTTCGCGCGAGTAATCCCCACATACAGGAGCCTGTTGATGTCATCCGGATTCCGCTGATACTCGTCAGCGAACTTGGTCGAAAGTTCTGTCAGCATCAGCACGTTGTCGGCCTCGCCTCCCTTCGCGCCGTGTATCGTGGACAGTTTAACGTTTATCTCTCCAGTTAACTTAGTCTTTCTGCGGAGAATAGCGATGATGTAATCGCGCTTTGCAGCGTCGATCTTGGTTAACGTCTCGTGCCAGATGGCGTCTGTCTGCAGCCCGTAGTTCTCGCGAAGTCTGTTCAACGAGAACAGGCCTTCTTCTGGCAGAAGCGCCAAGGACCGCTGTCCTCGGGCCACGAACGGTGTTCCAAGGTACTTGTAGATTGCCTTGACGGTCTTTGACGACACGCTTCCTCCGCGTCGCAGTGTCTCCCACCCCATTACGGCGGTAAGGACGGCCTCGGATATGCTCCGTTGTCCGTGGCGCTCGAACAGAATCCCTTGGCCCTTGAGCCATGTGTGCATTTCGTTGAGCAGGTGATTGGTCGCCGCGAGCACGAGCCACTGCCCTGAACTCAGGTCTACTTTCTGGAAGTCGTTGTAGAACGCTATCGTCCCGCGTTCCTCGCGAGGGTGCCATATTTTTTCCTGACGCACGCGAATTCGTTTGACCACGCGGTTTGCCAGCGCATGGATTTCGAGCGGGACTCTATAGGACTGCTGTAAGACCAGAGGTTCGCCTTCAAAGCCTAGAAAGGCATGGACATCGGCCCCTGCCCAGTTGTAGACGGCTTGATCGTCATCTCCCGCAAGGTATGAACGCTTCGCCTTCTTCACGAGATGTTCAACAATCTGCCACTGGAGTTTCGACAGGTCCTGCGCCTCGTCGATGATGAGCACGTCTAGCGACGGCAGTCTCTCCGGCTGCTCCAGAATACGTTCTAGCAGGTCGTTAAAATCCAGCAGCTCCTTGGACGCCTTATAGTGACGATAGGCACGCGAGATGTACTCGAAGTGATGCCATTCGATATCTATGTTGCTTCTGTTGTAGTGGACGCGCAGGTCCTCGCCCTTGATTCTGGCAAGGTTTATTTGATTTAGAATCGGATTGTCTGCCCGAACAGAAAACACTTCGTCGTCTGTCTCGGTGACTATTTCGATCCCAACCTGCGCGGAGAACTCCCGGAAGTTCTCGGGCCGCATCATGTCCTTTGTACTCACGCCTAGGCAGTAGTACGCCAGACTATGTAGCGTCCTGAACCACGGGAAATCGATGTCAGGAACGAGGGTCGGGAATCGCTGTATAGCGCGTTCCCGAGCCTCTATTGAGGCCTTTCTGGTGAAGGAGAAGTACCCTATCGCAGAGGAACTGGTCCCCTCTTCTAGTTCCTTCTCAACAAGGCCTAGAAGATAGGTAGTCTTGCCTGAACCCGGAGGCCCAAATATTTTCTGGACCCGCATGGCCTAGAACGGAGCACCCGAGCTTTGTTCCGGCGTTGGGAACGGGGAGTCCTGTTTAGTGAATGCGTCGATCTTCCAGACCCGTGTTGCGCGGGCCTTGAGCCACAGCACTTGAGACTGCCCTCCGAGGTCGCGTAGTCGCTGCGCTACTTTAGGAGATGAAAGAAGCATGTTGTTGCGCTTCAAGTGCGCCTCTAGGTCCTTCATTCGGAAGTACACCGCTGCCTGCTCTTCGTCCGTCCATGGCCTGCCCATGAGGATTTCATCACGGTCCATGGCTTGATGCAGGTGCGTGCAAAATTCTTCGAGAAGGTCGTTGAAGCGCCCCGTCGTGGTCGTGTCCTCTGAGGCGTCCTGAATATGTTCCAGCTCCACCATCTCGCGGAGAAGTCCATTCAGGACACTTTCCCAGTCGTTCTTACGCAGCGTCGGAGGGACTACGTTAATCTTCTCCATGCAAGCCTTCTGGAAAGATGCCTGATTGAACAGGCTCTCTGTCTCCAGTTCGATGCGTTTCCCGTTCACGTCCAAGAACCACAGCGGCGGCTCTGATGCGTACTTGCTGAGAGATGTCAGGCGAGGGCTATCAGGACCCTCGGACCCTATTCCATATTTACGCGTGCGGCACAGCCCACTGTTGCAGAAGCTAACCAGCGGCTGGTCCTTGCACTTGTAGTTATATGTCTTCTTGTTGAGCTGCTTGACGACAATCTGCAGTTCGGAGATTCCCAGCGGGGGCGAGAAGTAGTTCATGTTGTGTTCCATGAGCTTGTTCTCCCATGCTTCGGGGAACGCCTTCTTCAGATAGACGCCAAGGCTGAACAGGCCGTTGTTACGCGTGCCCTCCGGAAACCCCTGTGAACACAAGGCCTGCAAGCAAGGCGGCCCGTCGGCGATGACCTTCTCTGCGGCCTTAGGAGCCTGCGGAATAGTCAGCGGAGGCGTCTGGACATGCTGCCGGTAGAGTTCGAAGAACTCTTCTAGTGTCGCCGCCTCGCCGTTGTCCTTGATCGCATATCGAAGCGTCTCGTCCGCGTTGTGGTACGGCAGATTCAGGAAGTTCCCCGTGTCCCCACGCTCTATGAGAATTTCCGCCTGCTTTGGGAAAATTTCCCGACCTGATTCACCTATCAGTGCCGCGCAGGCACGCAGGTACTCCTGCATATCTCCAGCAGGGATAGGAGAGGAAACAAAACAAAATACGTGCGCGCCTCCGGATTTGGAGCGGCAAACAACTAGAGGGAGGCCAAGGGAGCGAACCTTGTGAACAACCAGTCCAAGGTCCAAAGGATACTGGTCAATATCAATACAGCCCCACCCACAAGAATTATCGCCACGAATCGGAATAATTCCCAGAGAAGGCTCACCTCCTCGTAGATGTCGTTCCCAAAGGTCCTTAGTCGGAGGTTGTCTGACGACGACCGCTTTTCCTGCTTGTTTTCCATTGGATTTCGACCCCTCAATTCGATAGGTGCCATAGGCGATGTCGAGTCCCTCGAATATCGCCATGAATTGCGAGAGTTCGTTGGTCATTCTGCTTTCTCAAAAAAGCGGGGGCCGAGGCCCCCGCATGGGTCAAAATGGGATTTCTTCCGCCGTGGTCGCAGCTTCGTCTTGATGCTTGACCTTAACGTCCCCCGACTTCACCGAATTGGCGAACTCCTTCGCTAGACGGTAGACACCCATGTCCTCCACAGACCCAACACGCTCGATCTCCCAGCCGTACCACTTACCCTTATCGTTTGATTCTTGGGTCGTGGTCAGTCGATAAATCTGACTGAACATCGGCGGGGTATAAAGACCGCCCTGACTAGACTGGAGCTTCACGCTCATCTGCATGCTGTTCCACTTGCGGCTCTTCTTGAGCTGCGTGGACTTCATGGAGATAAGAGCGGGAGAAGGCACGCCATTCTCGTCCAGCACCATCACATAGTGATTCGCGGTGTTCTCGATATAGTTACCGTTATCAAGATAGTCGCGATTGTCCCCCGGCTCACGGTGTGTTCTGGACAGAATGTCGCTAGTCGCCGAATAGATCGCAACCGGAGCACCACTGCCAGACCCACGAGGAGCCCATTCAATATACTGACGCACGTAGGCGCACGGAATCACCATCAGCCCCTTCTTGCCGTCGTACAGCTGACCAGTCACGGTGTTGTACACCATGCCGGGCATTGCTCCATCGACTTCGCCAACTTCTGGACTGGAAGCCGTCAGAAGCCGTAAAAACGGCAATGCAAAGTCTTCTTGATTCATTCCGTCAAAACCCGACGCAGCAGCATCCTCCTCAAACGTGCTGACGACGACCATGCCGGTTTCGGCCTTCTGTGCTAGATCTTTGCTCATGTTTCTTTCCTCTTATGACTTGATTACGGCCTTCTGGCCAATGTATGCGCCGAAGAGTTCTTGAGGGAACTCATTTCCGCGTTCCACCTGCTCACGAACCCATGCCTTTAGGGTCATGGGCTCTACCTTCTCCGACTGCTCAAGCGGGTATCCCGTCTCACGCAGCAACCGAACAAGACGAGCGCACAACTCGTCTTCGCCGCGCCCAAAGCGCACCGAGACGGTGTTCTTAATGATGTCATCGAAGCCGCGTTTCCGCAGCCATTCGTAAGCCTCCGCCCGCCTTCCTTCTGGGATCGACGCACCGTAAAACGGTTTGATCTCAATAGAAGACCCGTCGTCCATCCTGAACGACTTCATGCCTAGTGTAGCAAGGGCTTCAGGGATGGACTCCTCAGTGAGCTTTCGGTACTGGTCCTTCCGCTCCTTGAGGCTCTGCTCCATGTCGTCCAGTTCTTTCTCAAGTTCCTTGGCCCGTCGGGCAAGGGCAGAAATGCCGGATAAGGCATCATCTGCAATACTGAATGCAGCAGCATCTTTTTCGAAGAGGTCAGTCATATTCGTTTCCTCTGCTCGGGAACAAGTCTATCTGTATTGGGATATATCGGCGCTCAAACTTATCCCATTTCAGGCACTTAAAGCGCCCTTTGTTGCGGTGAGCGGCCACGGCACTAATGATGCCAATGGCTGTCGGGTCGCCGATGAACAAAAGATAATCTTCGTCTCCGAAGTTTGCAAGCATGCGCTTGATTCTTGCAACGGTGGGTTCAACAGAGAACGCCACCTGAGCATTAGGGGGAAGAATCACCTTGATTTCTCCCCAGTTCAGCGCTCCAGTGATGTTGTGCTGCTTGGTCTCAGACACGACGTAGACGGTCGGCATCGTTTTCTCCTTTCTTTGTAACGAGGACTGATAGTACACTCGGCCCTGTGGGAAATACAATCCCCTCTAGAAAGAGAGACCAATGGAACAATTTTTAGCCAACTATCCATTCAAAAATAAGCCGTTCCTACACCAAGAAGCCTATTTGGCTAGGTTCTGGAACAAAGAAAACGCCGCCCTTTTTGCAGAGATGGGAACAGGCAAGTCGTATATGGTGATCAACAACATTGCCATGCTGTACGACCTTGGCCGTATCAATGCTGCTCTCATCGTCGCCCCGAAGGGCGTCTATCGGAACTGGGTGGACACAGAAATCCCTAGGCACATGCCCAGCCATGTGGTGCACCGCATTGCACTATGGTCCCATGCCCCACGAAAAGCGGAAAAGAAGGCGATGGACGACCTTCTGGAGTCCTCAGAAGACCTGCGAATTCTGGTCATGAATATCGAAGCACTGTCCACGTCCAAGGGAACAAGTTTCGCAAGGTTCTTCCTGAACATGTACAAGGCGCTCATGGTCATTGATGAAAGCACCACCATCAAGAACCATACTGCGACAAGGTCAAAAAATGCCGCAAAAATAGGCAAATTAGCGCGTTTTCGGCGAATCATGACCGGCTCTCCCGTGACTCGTTCGCCGATGGACCTATACCAACAGTGCTTCTTCCTCAACGAGGATTGCTTGGGGTTCAGTAGCTACTACGCGTTCCAGTCGCGTTACGCTGTCACCGTCGAGAAAGCCTTGGGCAGTCATTCGTTCCGCAAGGTCGTCGCTTACAGGAAACTCGATGAACTAAAAGAACGCCTTGATAAATTCAGCTTCCGCGTCACGAAAGACGAGTGCCTAGACCTACCAGAAAAACTCTACATCAAGCGAGAGGTAGACCTGACCGATGAGCAGGGCCGTGTCTACATGGAAATGAAACATCTGGCCGTCGCGAGCATTGAGCGTGACATGGCCAGCACAGTCAACGCGCTTACACAGTTGATGCGCCTACATCAGATTGTATGCGGGCACCTAAAGCTAGATTCCGGGGAGGTAGTCTCGCTTCCCAACAACCGCCTCAAAGAACTGCTGAATGTGCTGGAAGAATCCGATGGCAAGGTCATCATCTGGGCCACGTATCGGCACGACATCGAGGCGATCAAACTCGAACTTCAAAAGACCTATGGAATGGAGACCGTCGGTACCTATTACGGAGACACTGAAGGGGAAGAACGGCAACGCGTGGTCAGGGACTTCCAAGACCCTGATAGTCCCTTGCGCTTTTTCATCGGAAACCCCCGGACAGGGGGCTACGGGATTACCCTGACCGCCGCCAATCTGGTGGTCTACTACAGTAATAGTTTTGACCTTGAAATCCGCCTGCAGTCCGAGGACCGCGCTCATCGAATTGGTCAGAAGCGAAACGTGACCTACGTTGACCTGATGTGCCCTCGAACAGTTGACGAAAAAATAGTCAAGGCGCTCAGGGACAAGATTGACATCGCAAATCAGGTGCTAGGGGAGGACATCCGGTCATGGTTGATTTGATACCCATCAGGAAAGAGTTCAAATACGAAGAACTACGTCGGGAAGACGGCCCCAACGGGCGCCGGTACGTGTACGGTGAACAGCGCCTTCCCAGCGTGACCCATATCTTGTCGTCAACAGGCGACAAACAGGCCTTGAAAGACTGGGAAAACAGGGTTGGAACAGAAGAGGCAGAGCGCATCAAAACAGAGGCATCCCTTGTGGGCACCCACATGCACTCTGTGATCGAACGAATGGTGGCTATGCGAGACCTGCCAAGGCCGACGAACTGGGCCATGACAAAAGGCTATGAAATGGGCTATCGGCTCATCAATACCTTCTTCAAGAACATCGACGCCATCCATGGCTCCGAGGTGCCCCTGTACTACCCGGACAAGTATGCTGGAACAGCGGACATGGTGGCCGTGTACCGTGGTCAGTTGGCCATTATCGACTTCAAACAGTCCAATAAGGTCAAAAGAAGGGGCTGGATCGACAGCTATTTTCAGCAACTCGCAGCGTATGCGCTTGCACACGACATGGTCCACGGTACTCGCATCGATTACGGCGTAATCCTAATGGCTTGCCGTGATGATGCGAATACCATGCTGGAGTTTACGACCACGGGCCGCGATTTCGCCCAACATCAGGAGAAATGGCTGCGCCGGGTAAGCGCCTACTATGACGCTACGCCGCAGGTTGCTGCTCCTCCTCGGGAGGTACTGCCGCCTGTGCCGGGGGAGTGAGCCCCTGCAAAAGCTGGTCGTTCGGGAACAACTGCTCAAGCATCATGCGGCTCTGGCTGTTCGGCGCTCCTCCCGGAGCGGGAGCAGCAGGTGCCGCCGGCGCTGGAGCAGCAGGTGCCTGAGACCCGGGCATTCCTCTTGTGGAGGGGACAGCAGCATTTTTTTCAAATGCCCCTCGAAAAGCCTCCATCCGTCTTTTGGCGGATACCTCATTGAGCAGCTTATCTTTGGCCTCTTCTTCTGCAATGTTATACGCTTCCTGCAACCACGCAGGAGCGGCAACCGTCTTTATGTCAGACATAGGGCTATAAAGATCGACGCCGGCTATCTCAGAAAGCAGGCGTTTTCTATCAACGTCCGCGCCTCTGCCCACAAGGCCTAGTACTTTTTGCAGCGCCTGTTGCTTAAGGGTACTCAGGGCCAGTGTGTTATTTGCGCCCAGAGCATTGGCAATGAGGATTGCTGCGGGCCTATCCAGCGCCTCTGAAATCTTTTCTTTGCCCATTTTTGTGGCGTCGTAGGCCGATGCCCAGTCTCGCATCGAGCGGAGATTCTTTATATCGTCTTGCGACAAAAGCTCCGTTGCAAGGCTGTAGTTTTTAAGCAAAAGATTATCGACGTTTTCCTTGAACTTGCTGAGATCTCTCTCTTCCAGAAGAGGCTGCAACACGGAATAACGTACCTCTGTTGAAAGAGCCTTTATCTGCGGGCTATCTTCTCCAAAAATTTCCTTTAAGCGAGACATAACACGCTGGGCACCCGCCGGGTACTTCTGCGCGCTTTCTCCAAACAAGGATTTACGAACCTCCTCCGGCGTGATCTCCTTGTTGCTAAGTATCTTTCGAACTGCTTTTTCTTCGTCAAATAGACGCCGATAATTCGCCCAGAACTTATCCGCGCCAATAAGCGCCGGAAAAACAGACCTATCCCCAAGCATTGTTTGGTTGTCGTAAGCATCACGGATAAGGCCATCAAGCCTTGCCCGGATGTGGCCAAATGCTGCGCCTTCTTCGCCCTTTACTCTTTTCCCAAGAGCCCTTCTGAGCGTAACGATTCCGTTCGGCCCTCCCATGGGAACAGCGTCAGGCATTTCAGCCTGTTTTTTTATGTTACTAAGAACTGCCTTAAGCTGAGGCATTGCATCAAGCGCAAAACGACCCTCGTTAATGTAGTTCGTGATGTCGTCCGAAAAATCCAAGAACGCTTTTTGAGGAATCGCTGCTTTCTTTGAAGAAGCGAGCGTATACAACTCGTCCCCTTTTTCTTTGTATCTTTGATCTAATCTCCGCCCAGCGTCTGCAATTTCTTTCAGTCGTTCAGCATAACGAACCTGATTTCCAGACAAATTTTTAGCTTTTAGTACAAATTGCTTGGCCTGCGTCGCGACTGGCTCAGTCAAGTCTATGCCGGACTCAGCAAAGCGCTTGGTGGCCTTCTTGACGAGATCTTTTCTGCCTAGTTTATCGGGAGAAACAGCCGAAAATATGTTTGCATTTGCGGCTGCCGCTGTTAAGTCTTCCAAGGCCTTTCTAGCCTCTCCCTTCGCCAGATTTTTTGCCCCAGATTTTACATTTCCAGCGGCTCTGGCTACTCCTCCGCCCGGGATCAAATTAGGAATAAACTCGATTCCAGAACGAACAGCCGCTCCAGCCGCCGGACCAAGAGCTTCTGCTGCCTGCTCGCCTGTCCAGTCGGCTGCCTTCGCTACAGGCTCCATAAGCTGCCCAGCAGCTCCTACAATCGCTTTTCCGCTCCTAGACCTAGGCTCGTAAGTCATCTCTTCCTGCGTTTTTTCGACAGACTCTGCGGCCTTGTTCAGATCCCCTGTCGCGAGGTTATAAAGCCCCTTCCACCCAGCAAGCGGTTCGGCAAGCATCGACGAAGCCATTGTCATTCCGGTCTCAGCAACGCCTTGTCCGAAATCCAATGCCTTCTCAGCAAACCCCTGCGGAGAAGTCTCTTTTTCCCGAAGCTCCTGAACTTTCCTGAATCCGCGTTCGGCTGCTTCGGGGCTGTCCGCAGTTATCTTGTACTTTTTGCCGTCAACATTGATGCTAAAAGACTGGGCGGCCATCTTCTTCTCCTAATCGTTTTCGGCTTCAATACTGAAACCATCCCCAGAGTAGATCACGTTGGAAGACGGGGCTATCCCAGTTTCGGATGAAGGCCCTTGGCTCCCTACAGCAGGGGGAATACGCGGATTAAACACCGCAGGGTCTATCCCTTTTGATCTCAAATGGGCGTCAATCATTCCGTTAATCTTCGGGGGATCCCACGGTTCATCATAGGCATTCATTCGATTGATAAACGCCCCTTCGTAGGCTCCTCTTACCACGTTATTTACATTGGACAAGATAACCCTTGGGTCACCACTTCCGGCACCCACCGACATAAGCGCCTGCTCCATGTCCTTGTTACTAAACTCCGCAGTAATTTTTCCTCCTCGCTGTGCTTTTGCAACGGCATAGGCAAGAGCGAGAAGACCTGTTCTCATGTTGTTTGACGTGATATTTGCCTCGTCAAAAACGGCATAGTTATTGGGATTAAAGATGTCGTTGATTTTTTCTGCCCCGCTATCCCCTCCAAATTTTCCACCAAGCGCCGATAGTTCTGTGCCAAACTCACCCAAAGCCCCTGCAATCCTGTTGACAGAGGTCGCTGAATCTGGGTTCTCGGTTATGCTTTGGGCCACCCTTAGTGCGGGCATTAAGATCTGGTCTGCGGCATCAATTTTTACTTCGGAATCTTCTTTTCTTTCCTCAGTGTCCGGAACCATGGACGGATTGATCTTCATGCCTGTGATGTTGGCCGGAGCCGGGGTCCCGTCTAGGAAAAACAACCTTCCGTCTTGTTCAACTCCTGACCCCACCACCCTGCGTTTATTGATGTCATAAAGAGTAATGGAATTTGGGCTACTCTTATTCTTTGACGCCGTTGGGAGTTCAACTACCTGTTCGCCTTCTCCCAAAACATACGGCTTTCCTGAGCGTAAATCCACCAAGGAAGTAGAGACCCCATCTTCGTTTATAACCCTTTCCACATTTGCTAGGATATTCCCCCTACTGTCTTGGATAGAGAACATTCCCAGTGGTTTAGTTGCTGTCGATCTATCCTTTAGCGCACTTGCCGTAAGTTCGCCCTCTAGTTTCCTGTTTATGACTTCGTCAGAAATAGCCTGTTGCAGGGCCGCGAGCCGTGCTTCTTGGCCCATGGAATTTATCCGTCCTGCCGACTTTACGGCCAACGAAGGGACATCACCAAAGGCCCCTGCAGCACGTGAGGCAAAGGAGCCGCTCAAGGGGTTTCCTCTGGCATCTTGGTTCGCGGCAAACGCAAAACTTCTTCGCGAGATATCCGCCAGCAGGGCCGCCCGTTCTAGTTCTTTGTCTCGCTTTAGGTCTTGCCCCAAGGCGGAAGAAAACAGCCTCTCGTACGCCTTCGCATTACTTTCAACGGCATTAGAATCAAGGGGGCGGATTAAAGATGAAAACGGGTTAGCTTTTTTTTTAGCTTCCCCGCCCGCCGCATAACGGGCATAACTTACCTCTCCCCCGTCAGCCATGTTTAGCGGTGGAAGCGCTCCTCCCGGGGGCATTCCTCCCGGGGGCATTCCTCCCGGGGGCATTCCTCCCGGGGGCATTGCGGGGGGCTGAACCCCAGCCGTTACGCCCGCTCCCTGAAGCTGCTGCCCAAGGTCCGCTAGGCCTCCCCCGGCGGGAGAGGGCGGTGCACCAGCGCCCGATGGCGGGAGGGGGGGAGGAGTAGCCCCACCGGGCGCTGGGCCCGCGTTCTGTTGGCCGGGAACGCTTGCGATTCCCTGCCCGAGTTTGGATTGAAGAAGAGTAAGCACTTCTTCGGGAGTTTCCATGGCGGCTTCTTCGCCTACGAGATCTGCCAATTCCTTACGGCGAGCGTCAGGAGAGCGCATGTCTCCACGCAGGGTATTCATGAGGATTTCTGGAGAGCGCGGCGTGCGCCCGATCATCTTGCCGGATTCCCCCTCCTCGTCGTCGTCTTCGCGTTCTAGTGCATCATCGTCTTCTTCCGGCATTCCATTTTTTGACAGAGCTTCCATAAGGGACTCGTGCATAGAGTCCTTGAAGCCGTCCATGATGCCCACGTTCTCAATGTCCATGCCTTTACGGAACATTTTTCGATTAAGCACTTTTGATTTCATAGCTATACCTTAGATGATTCCGGCTCTGCTAGCAGCCCCTGCGCCTGTAAGAACGCCCGCTCCAATCCCCGCTATGGTCTGCAGGGGAGAAGTTGATGGGGCAGTTGTTGCCGACATAGACATTTGTGTAGAAGGAACGCGAGAGACGACGTCAGACAAGAAAGCAACGTCGTTACGCTCCTGCATAGCATTTTGAAGAGAGGTTGCTCTGGCCGCATCAAGTTGCGCTTGTGCATTTTGCTGCTGGCCCACGCCCATGTTGTAAAGCATGGAAACGTCGGACTGTTCAAGCTGCTGCTGCGCTTGCCCAAGCGCGGCTTGCTGGACGCCCATTGACGCCATTTGTTGGCCAAGACTTCCAAGCCCTTGTCCTTTGGCCAAGGTCGCTTCTGCTTGCTGCCCAGCAATACTTCCAAGCCCTTGTCCAAGCTGCCCGTACAACTGCCCCTTCTGAAGGTCGAACTGCCCCGAACCAAGGCTCAACTGCCCCTGCTGCGCTCCTATCTGCCCAAGGGCCTGTCCGACTGCAGCCATGTTCTGCACTCCCTGCTGACCAAGCTGAGTCTGCTGAAGCTCCTGTTGCCCAAGCACGTTTCCTGCATTTACAAGCTGCTGGCCCCTTTGAATACCAAGCTGTGCCTCTTGGGTTTCCATGTTGGCAAGATTCTGTGCCTGCTGGTTGTATATATTCGCACTTTGGGCGGCGAGATCTCCGTACAGCATGCCAGCCTGCGCTTCTTGCGAGGACATTCCGGCAAGCGCCTGAGCAGCCTGTTGGCCAAGTTGGGTCTGCTGAATTTGCTGCTGACCAAGAGTTTGGCCAGCGGCAACGAGCTGCTGTGCGCGCTGCAATTCTGCCTGAAGTTCTCTGGACTGAGTGTCCGTCAGCAAACCCGCCTGCTGTGCCTGCATCTGCCCCTGTACCTGAGCAATCTGTGCCGGCGTATACCCAGCCTGAACCATGTTTTGGTAGATATTTGCCTCAAGGCCTGTGGCCGCCTGACCGAGCTGCGCCTGCTGAACAGCCTGTTGCCCCATAGCCTGCCCAGACTGCGTGATCTGCTGTGCCCTCTGCAATTCTGTCTGGAGTTCGCGAGTTTGCGCGTCGGTAAGTAGTCCCGCACGCTGCGCTTGTATCTGGCTTTGGATTTGAGCGATCTGCGCGGGAGCATACCCAGCCTGAACAAGGTTCTGGTAGATAGCCGCCTCGGATGTTTCGGCCTGCTGCCCCAACTGCGCTTGCTGAAGCTCCTGTTGCCCCATCTGAGTTCCGATATTTGCCAGCTGCTGCGCTTGGGCAAGTTCCGCCTGCGCCTGCGCGGACTGCAGTGCTCCTGCCTGCGTACCAAGCTGCCCCTGAAGCGCGGCTTCTTGTGCAATGGCGGCGGCACTACGCTGCCCAATTTCGCTCTGCGAAAGACCGAGATTACCCAGAAGGTTTCCTTGCCCCAGCTGACGCTGTTGCTGTTGCTCAAATCCTGCCATTGCGGCCTGTTGCGCCTGCCCATAGTTTTGAGCGTAATCCTGCAGAATCTTTTGCTGCATCTGGTCTTGGATGTTTCGCTCAAATTCCGCTCGCTGAACGCCTTCGCGAGTCCCTCCAAAGGCCCCCGCCCGCACTGCCTGCGCGGCCATATCCTGCCTTGCGATGTTCGCCTGACGACGCATTTCCTGCATCGCCTTTTGTGTCACCGCCTGTTGATAGGGGTTCATAAACTCCTGAGCAGCTTCTGGCGAATATGCTTCAGCGCCCTGCAAAAGTCCCTCAATCCCTAGATTGATAGTTCTAGCTGCCTGTTTCTGGGCGGGAAGAGCTGCCTCAGCAACGTTCGAGGCGTTTTGAAGGCCTGCACGAACGGCCTTATTCGCCGTTCCCATGTCAACATCAGCGCCCCTTGCCTGCTGTGCAGCCTGTCCGAGAAACGCCTGAGAACGCCCTAAATCCGCCTGAGAATACTGCCCTATATCTCGCGCAGAAGAGGTCATTCCACTGACCCCTTTTTGAATCGTCCCTATACCGCTATCTGCGGCATCAGCATAAGTTCCAAGTTGGTTAGCTACTGCTCTAGACGCGGCAAAATTAGGGTCTACGCTACTCGCAGCAGAAAGTCCTTGACGCAACGCAGCATCGCTTGCTGCTAGGTCTGCTCCAGAATACTGGCTAGCTTTCATCGCAGCTTGCCCCATTCCAGCAGTTCCCTTGGCTACTGTATCAAGCCCGTTGTCTGCAGCGTTGATAAACTGCCCTATTCCACTTGCCGCCGCGTTGGCGGCGGAAAAGTTCGGATCTATCGCCGTTGCTGAACCAATTCCGGCATTGATCGCGGTCTGACTAGGGGCTAGATTCGCCTGCGTGAATCCCCCAATCAATGCCTGAGCGGAATTAAGCCCAGCAATCCCTCCCGCAATCCCGGTCTCGCCTTTTGTTGCGGTGGCAACGGTATTGCCTAGGTTGTTGGTCGCGGTGACTGCATTGGTATAGTCAGGAGTCGCCGCTGTAAGAGCAGATGTCCCAGTGCCAATAGTGGTTTGGGCATTTGCAAGATTTGCCGCAAGGTAGTCGTCAGCCCGGCCTCCCGCGTCTTTTGCGTATCCCGCTCCTGCGTCCAAATACCCCAGCGCGTTTGTTAGACTCGGAGTAGAAGCGGCTCCTGCTGCCGTTAGCCCAGACGTATAGGCCCCCTGTGCACCGGAGTATAAGGTAGACAAATTAAGGTCGCTGAGGGCTTGTTTACCTAACTCAGCATAATCAACGCCGGAGCCTATTGTGGTGTCGGCGTCAGCTAGGTAGTCCTCCCACCCTGAAATTCCATCCCCTTTTAGCGTGTAGATGGCAGGAGATGTTTTTGTAGCCGGCGTGATGTCGTATCCGGTATACCCGAGATCTTTTAGTAGATTTGTTTCTGCAAATTTCTGGAAAGGTGAAAGACCTGCGGCTTGGTAAGCAGGAAGTTCTAGTGTTTTTGCAATCTCGTCTTGAGCCGATTTAATTACAGCGGCGCGCTGCGCCTCTACTTCTGGCGCTTCTCGTACGATCTGGGTGGTAACGGTATCAACCATTGGAGTTGCCCTCTAATGCTTTCATTAAAGCATACATGCGTTTTGCACCGTTTCTGCGAGAGCCTTCGCCCGCTCCTCGTACTGCTTTGGCTGTAAACACGAACTCCCCGTCCGATAGCATCGCCGGGATGGAATCAGAAGTTCCAGTTCCGGGGCCGTTAATGGGTCCTGTCTTTCTTGGAAAATGATTTATCTCTCCACCAGAGGCGGCAGCTACGACCGCTGGCGCTGCCGCCATTTGGTTGGGAGTCAAGCCTGACGTAACGAGGTCGTAAGCATTAGGATCTGTCGACAGGTTTGGGTAGGCGTAGGGGTCTTTTGTGATGTAAGCGGTATCCGCCCCACCAAGTTTGAAAGCCCATTTTTCTGGGTCTTCCTCAAGGAGCTGGTATCCCGTTTTTCCGGCATACCTTTGATCAATCATTCCCTTGAATTCAGGGGGAACTTCTACCTCCGGAGTATCAAAAGCGCCAAGCGCATACGCTGCCCCAAGTCCTGCGGCTGTGATAGGACCGTATGTCCGTAGAATACCCGGGGTCGCGGCCTTGAACGCTTCCATTGCCGCCGACTTACTTCCGGTTTCCAAAAGGGTGGTGTTGTAAGCCTCTTTTGCACTAGCCATCCCGGCTTCCTTAATTCCTCCGGGCATGATGTTTTGATTGACCCAGTCCCCCGCTTTTGAGAAAAACGACGGCTCTGCCGCCGCAGTAGCAGGAGAGGTGTACGCGTTTACATCTGCGGGAGTAAACACGTCTTTGGCCGCTGACAGCTCCCCAGTGGCGACATCCGAAGGTTTCATCGGAACCGTATCAAGCGTAACGGCCTCTTTTCCAGCCTCAATGCCCGCTGTTTTTGCGTTGCTAAGAGTTTCAATGCCCCCCGCTGCTCCTGTTGCACCCGCTGTTTTTGCAGTGGCGGCAGCAGCGGCTTCTTTGTATGAGGTCGGAGTTAGCCCAAAAACCTTGGCACCAATGCCCGCCGTTGCGCCGGTTATAAGCCCAGTTTTAAGCGCGTCTCCAAACTTTTGCCCGCTTGCCATACCAACAAGAGTGCTTGCGGCCATCGTGTTCACGGCAAGAGCAAGATTAGGCATTGCCGCAAGCCCCAAAGACCCTGCGAGACCTGCCCCAAACGGGCCGGCAGGCCCGAGTAAAAAAGTTGCCCCAACCGTCAGAACCGCCCTCCCAATAGGATTGGACGCTACCGACTTGACGACGTTGACAACGCCTTTAACAAGGCCAGTAACGGCTTTAGCTACCCCACTAAAGATGTTTCCAACGGCCTTGAAAATACTTTTCAAAAAGAATTCTGGGAGCCCTGTGATGGGGTTTATAGTTCCGCTGCCCCCGTTTCGACGTAGAAGACGTGCTTCTGAGGGGGTGATGTGGGCAAGCATCGTGTCCTGCTTGCGTCCTTGCGCTGCAACAGCGGCGGCAAGAGGCTTAAGGGTTGCCAGTCCGCCTTCCGCAAAATTCATGGAGGGGATCTCTGGCCGCTGCGACATTTTTTCGGAAAGTTCGTCCAAAACGATGTTCATCGCAGCAAAAAAAGCAGGATCAAACCTTTCCGGAAGAATGTCGGGCGGAACCCCCTCGTCAATAAACCCCTGTCGGTTTTCTTCGTAGTTCTCCGGCTCGCTTACGAGAGCATCTATCATTTTGCCCAAGGCATCGATGACTTCTTCTGGGAGGGCTACTCTTTCCAGTACTGCACGGAGCTGGGCGACAAGACGAGGGTCTGCCTTTTCGATGGTTTCTATCAGATCTTTTCCGAAGCGTTGTGGGTCTTCTGCAGCATACTCTCGCACGGCAGACTCGAATTGCTGCATCTCTTCTGGAGAAACTTCGGGGACGCTCGGGGCCATGGAAGAATCCATGTTCTCCCCTAAAGACATGATACCTTCAGCCATGTTTCATACCTTTCCTGTAATGTGCCATGGCCCGTGGGCCGCGCGCCAAGAAAGGACGCGAATATGACACTAATAATGCTCCAAAACCCTAGTTTCTGTCCACTTCTAGATAGGATAAATAGAAGTAAACCGTCGAAACTGAGGATTCCACTGAAATCTTGTCCCCTGCCTCCAAAATACAGGGAACGCCGTTAAAAACGTCCATCGTACTGTTAGGGGCAAGGACATAGGACCTTAGCAGGTAGTATTCGGTGGCCGACCCGCTAACGTACTGAGAAACGGTGATCGAGGCCCTAGAACCATTGCCGTTAGTCACCCTCAACGAGCTTAAAATCGCCGTATTGGCAGGCGGAACCGTGTAAAGGTCGGTTTCCGTCGTCGCACTGGGGGAAAGCCGCTGCCGAAAGTACTTGTTTGCCATTTTTTTAGCTCAAAGATGAGATATAGCCCACCGTCAGGATGACAGAAGGCGTTGCTGGGCGGGTCGGAGAGGTCGCCGAGGCTAATTGCTGGATGGATACCGCCGTATTCGTCGTACTCCAGTAAATTTCGAAGTAATCCCCCGGATTAAGGTCCAGATAGAAGTTAAGAGCGGCGATTATTCCTCCGTCCACGCCCCCGTGCGAGGAGGTAACGCTGTAGCGACTGTTACTATCTGCAATGTTAGTGCCGTTTTTTGAGAACCAGATATCAACGTCGTGTATTTGACTGTCCGTATTGATCAACTGAAGGCTAAACTGGGCGTTGTAAACCCCCGCGTAGTCCACGTTCACCCGCGAGGAGTTGGTGACATACACGCCCTCTGACAGGTCTGTCACGTTGTACGTGATTGCATAGCCAACGGTCGTAGATGCCGCCGTCTGGTCTTGGTTACTCCTGAAAGCCCCGTGAGGAAGAAGGAGTTGCTGGGCACCTTGCGGCCCAGAAATGCCTGATGGCCCTGCCGTTCCTCCAAACCAACGCCCCGCCCCGTCCGTGTTCTCGGTCGTAGTCGGGGTGTAGCTCGTGTTGAGCTGGAAAATGACCTGTTCCAGTGACCGCACAAGCTGGTTGAACTGCTCCGGGCTATACTCCCGGGGAATAGCATTCGGCAGGCGGACGTTGAGAATCTTGCTCATCTAAGGCCGTCCGGCTGCAAGTCTACCCGCAGGGTTCCATATCGCCACTTGGTGTCAATCTCGTCACTCTCGATCCGAAGCGAGATTTGCCTACCACGCGCCCTTGTGTCGACCTTAGTAGTCGTAGGCGTGATCGTGTACGGGTCCAAAGAACTTGGTGTGGCAGTGCCTTGCGGATAAGCGCGAAGCAACAAATGGACCGTAAGGTCTCCTTCCTGCCCCTTGAAGTCCGGCAAGAACCTGCTCATGAAGAGCATGTTGTCGCCATCTCCAATGTCAAAGTAGCCCGAACGAATATAGGCTGTTATGGCTTCATCAACCGCATTCTTACCATACTCCTGCGCGTATGCGGGAGATCTTCCTGCCGACAGGCCGTAGATCGTCGAAATGGTGCTTTCAGTGCTGCTTGGCAAGTAAGAGAATGCCGAGGGGTATTTGAATACAGTAGCATCTTCCCACCATGTTCTAGCCATGGTTCCAATGCTCCAGACCTGCTCAAGGTAGTTAAACGTCACGCAACGGTCGATGTAGTCCGAATTCTCAGAGCAATACCACCATGTGACTTCATTGAAGTCAGAGTTGATTCCAACAAAGAACCGTGAGCCTTGGGTCGAGTTCATGTCATCAAAGACATAATCCTGTACGGTGCATGGAAGTTTCTTAACCGTACCGTCGAACACGTAGAACGCCTCATGGCCCATCCAAAGAGCAAGCCCGTTCACGTCTGCCGCTGCATGTGCCCCAATACAACCACAGTTAGCGCCAAGTTGCTGGAACCCAAAAGTGTAAGGGGGTCCTATGTACTGCATGCCGTGCAGTGACGTATCCGTGAAGATAAGAATTTGACCTCTTGAGCGGATGGCCGTCACGATCTGATTGCCGTCCGTAAGGCGTTGGCCCCCCGCCGTGTTGGTCGCAGTCTCGGCAAAGTTCCCAATGTCCTCCTGCGAGGAAAACCTCACGAACATCGGGTCCTGCGTCGAAGGGGTTCCAATCGTACTTTCAGTGCCAAAGCACACCAGATGTCTGTCAGGAGTAGAGACGAGCGCATAGGTGCTCTTCGTCGGCGCTCCCGATATCTGGGAAGCGCGCGTGCTAGGGCCTGCGCTAGTATCCCAGTAGTAAGTACCGCCGTTATACAGCTGGCAGACCATGTCTTCGCCGTAATTATCGAACTGCCAAATTCGAGCAAACAGGCCTAGGCCGGCAGCGCGAGGAGTTCCCCATGTCCCACCGCCCCATGCTCCAACACCCCATCCAAAGTCAAAGTAGTTGATGTCTAGACCAATCGAAATCTGGTACGCCCCTACAACAGAGGCTCCTCCGTTACCGCTGTCAGAAGCATTGGCGTTAACGGGAGCCGTTATAGTATAGGTGTTCGCGGTCAGAACTGAGGTAACTTCATATTCGGCATTCAAAATAGAAGCCGTAATATTTCCTCCGAGAGAACTGGCCCCGCTAAACGTAACAAAATCCCCAGCTGACGCGCCGTGAGCGGTGTCCGTAACTGTAATGATCGAAGACCCGTTAGTCGCCGCAAAAGTAACATCTCCAGCGGCAGTCGTTGCCCGCAGCGGCGTGATGTCGTCCCAAAGACCGCCAGAATAGACGTACAGTTTCTTTGTTGTCCCCACCATCATGTAAGGAACACCCGCCAGTGAAGTCCAAGATCTTGAGTGACTTACAATTCCTACAAGATACGTCTCAAGCTGCTCGAACCAAGTCCAGCCGCCTACTTTTTCAGGAAGGCCATAGCGAAAGCGCACGTAGTCGCAGTCGGTCCAGCCGCCCTCAGCTCCGTACTCTGTATTTTGTTTGTCTATGCCCGGCTTTAATGCCAAACGAAGAAGAGCCATGACCGCACTCCTTAGGCCGCCACTGCCTTGATAACCGCGAAATTAAACACCGGCTGCTCTGTCGTCGTTCCGCCAGTTGTAGCAAATGAGATACGAAAAGATCCAGCGGCAACGTTCGTGACGTGCATCATATACAGGTCAGTCCCAGACTTTTGGTTCACGATCACCACGTCCGTCGCAGCCACTGTGCTATTGGTCACCGTAAAGCTCTGCCATGTCGCCGTGCCTGCCGCAGAGACCAGCGTAATCGCGCCGTTCGTCTTGTTCAGCGTGACACCTGTCGTTCTGCTGGTGGCCTGAGTAACTGCGCCACCCGTCCCAGTCCCATAACCAAGGCCCGCAGTATCCTTGGTCATCGTGAAGCCGGTATCGGCAACTCGACAGATTTCGGCGACAGTCGCCGCGTTAGCCGCAGCACCAAACCGAATCGTACCACCGCCGTCTACACCCGCCGAGGACGAAAGGATGTAAGCGCCAACCGCCGCGTTAGTGGCGTCTGAATTGTAAAACTCAATTTTACCAATCGGCTGATTGGCGGCAGACGTGGTGTCGGTATCAGTGAATCGAAGGGTGTTTACCGGGGTATCCGAAGCCGCTCCCTGATTACTCCCCGCAAGATCCAGTAGCTTTTGGGGGTCAACAAAAGTATTACCAATTCCAACATACCCGTTAGAATCAATACTTACTCTTGTCGTTGGGTTTGTCCCTGCCGCTGCCGTGGTAGCAAAAAGTATTTTCCCGGGAACAGAACCATCAGCAACGGTTCCATCGCATCGCGCAGTAATTCTAGCGGCGGGAGCGAATTCGGAACTAGTAGAATTTCCGTCAGCCCCGCACCAGAGGATGTCTCCAAGATTGGTGCCAGAGGCTACAGCCGTGTAAGACCCCGCCGTTGCATTACTGCTTCGACTAAAATTTATGATATTTGCAAAAGTAGTGTTTGTAGACCATGTAAATAGACCAAAACTACCCTGTGTGCTGCCCGCAGTATGTCCTTGAATTCCCGGTGTATACACGGCGGAACTAATCCCAACCGTAGAAACAGCGGAGGTGTAGCCTTTGACTAAATTTCCAGACGCGTCAACTACGAAAGGCGTCGCGTCAGGATTGGTGCTGTCTTCGACTAACAGCGCGTTACCCGTGCCAAGCTGCGTGACGCGCAGAGCAGCATTAGTGTTGTCGGTGACGCTGATTACTGTGCTACCGCCGAAGTAGTTCGGTGCACTGCCTGCGGCGTAAAAACCGTAGCGACTAGTTCCAGAAGCGCCTAGGTTAGTGTAAAAAGCGTAATTAGTAGTCGCGTCGGTAAGGCTGTTTCCAACTATAAATCCATATTGATTATCTACAGTAGCGCTAGTTCCTTTCGCTATACCATAAGTAAGATAAGCATAATAAGCCTCTAATGCAGTAGAGGCTGAGGTGCTGGGGTTTGCATTATAAGAAACATGTGTTGATCCTATCCCGGATACAGCGGAAGAAAGAGTTACTGTATCTTCAAAGGTGATTCTATAACTTGCCCCAGTAGGCCCAGTGTCTGCCCCGTCAACTCGTACCGCTGTAGGACTGGATGAATTAAAATTAAACCTAGCGGATGTCGCGGAAGTATTTCCAATCTGTGTATTGTCAAGGGTTCCGCCTGTAATTGCCGGAGTTGTGATCGTCGGACTCGTCGCAAATACAAGTGCTCCGCTGCCCGTCTCATTGGTAACCGCTGCAGCAAGGTTTGCAGAAGAGGGGGTTGCTAAAAACGTCGCGATCCCTGTTCCCAGTCCAGAAATGCCGGAGGAAACAGGCAGCCCCGTGCAGTTCGTCAGCGTTCCAGAAGTAGGCGTTCCAAGAACAGGGGTGACAAGAGTCGGACTCGTTGCAAAAACAAGCGCTCCACTGCCCGTCTCATCAGTAACCGCCGCAGCAAGGTTTGCGGAAGAGGGAGTTGCCAAAAACGTTGCGACCCCAGTTCCTAATCCAGAAATTCCGGAGGAAACGGGAAGCCCCGTGCAGTTCGTCAGCGTTCCAGAAGTAGGCGTTCCAAGAACAGGGGTGACAAGAGTCGGACTCGTTGCAAATACAAGCGCTCCACTGCCCGTCTCATCAGTAACCGCCGCAGCAAGGTTTGCGGAAGAGGGAGTTGCCAAAAACGTTGCGACCCCGGTTCCTAATCCAGAAATTCCGGAGGAAACGGGAAGCCCCGTGCAGTTCGTCAGCGTTCCAGAAGTAGGCGTGCCGAGGACAGGAGTAACAAGAGTTGGGCTGGTGGCCAAAACGTTGTTGCCAGTGCCTGTATTGGTAACGCTGGCCACATTCTTGTTCGCATCAAGCGCAAGCGCCGTGCTGGCAGTCAGCGAAGATACCGAAAGATTCCCTACCTGCAGGTTTTCTAGCACATTGTAGATGTAAGACGTGCTACCGCCCCCAGAACAACGCACAACGATGTCTTTCCCGTTCGGGATCTCGTAGTCACGAGCAGCGTCATACGTCCCTTGGAACAGCAAAATACTGCGGCTTCCCGAAAGCCCGTTCCGAATAAAGTAATACCCCTCAAAATCATTTGGGGTAATCTGGACGTAGGTCGTGCCTCCAAGGTCTCCCGCGTCCACGAATTCAACAATCCTGTTCCGCCCGTTAGACGCTGCAAAATCCGCAACATTGAGCGTGTTCGGAGAACCAGAACTACCCGCAGAAGCAAGCGTAACGCTGACATAACCAACAATGGCCGTGTCAAAATAATCAAAATTGGTATTGGTCGAATCGCCCCACGTGCCGGATTCGTCGCCCGTGGTGATTTGCTTGATGCCAAGATTCGTATATGTAGCCATTATCGCTCGCTCCTATGCTACTCGTGACCATGTCGTGGTCTGGGAATCGTCTACAACAGACCACCCCGGGGAAGAAGTTCCCTCTACGGCAGCCCATGCGGGTGTCTGTGAGTCTGAAACAGTCAGCCAGTTGGCTGTTTGGGCGTCATTGACCACGGCCCAGCCGGGGGTTTGATTGTCGTTTATTGTCGCCCAAACAACAACATAGCCCAACTGACCAAGGCCCACGACGCCAGAAAGAGTGGATACCGATACAGTTCCCGCCGCTCCAGAGCAACTTACCCCAGATACGGATACCAAAGTTGTCGGGAGCGCGGACGCAGTACCAACCTGACCTATTCCAGAAACCCCCGTTGTTTCGTAAACAACGCTTTGGGAGGTCTGAACCTGCCCCGCCGCGCCTGCTGCTTCTGTCCCGGTAACCGATATAAACGTACCGGTCGTGGTAGAAACTGTTCCAAGGGCCGTGGTCCCTTGGACTCCAGTCGTCAAGAAAGAAACGTTCTGTGCGGTAGATACCGTTCCGACTTGGCCAGATCCAAATACGCCAGTAACCACATAGGTCACGTTTCCAGACGCTTGAACTGTGCCTACTTGTCCTGTTCCAGAAGTCCCAGAAACCTCGATAAGATTCCCAGTGACAATCGATACCGTACCAGAGTTGCCAGTTCCCCCAACTCCGGTCGTCAAGAACGAAACGTTCTGTATAGTAGAGACCGCCCCTACTTGACCTGCTGCAAATACCCCAGAAACGTTTATTGTGACGGAAGAAAATGCCGTCACGGTTCCAATTTGGGCGGTACCACTTACCCCCAAAACCGTGTAATTAACATTCTGGCTGGTAGTAACCGTACCAACCGCACCTGTACAAGAAACACCGGAGACATCACCGTAGGTGATGTCTCCTACCGCATACCCTGATATCCAGTATCCGTATTCAACATATTGGTCAGAGTAGGCGCTCACCTAATTGCTCGTCAGTCCGATGGAGGAAGCCATGGCAAGTCTACAAACTGCGGAGACGGTGTTTTTTGACCTTCAATCTGCGCGGCCACCATCTGCTCATATTTTTGCACGCCTGAAGAACCAAGGGCCTCCAGTGTCCAAGTCACCGCTTCCTGTTCTGTAATCTGATCAAGCGGAATAAAGTTTCCGGGGTTCGGAGGAAGCAGCCTGCAATCGCTTGAAGCATTGCCTTTAAGTCCGTTCTCTTCCCCAGTGCATGTGAAGTAGCTGATAACTACTACGTTATCCAAGCTGCCCTCAGTGACGGCTTCCATCGCGGTCACCGTCCACGTATACGTAATCATTGGTTATCTCCTTCAGGGGCCTTCGGAATCTGGCTCTCGGCCTGCGATTTTATCTTGACTACCAAGGGCCACGCGCCAGAAGACGTGGGCAACTGCCCAAGGGTCTGCAAAATAGCGTTTACTTCCTCTACGGAAAGCGTGAGTTTAATTTCCATTTCTCCTCCTTACGGTATAGTTGATGCAAGTAAATAGTATACGGTGCCATTAAACCGGACTGCGATGGTTCGGTTGGCGGTCGGCGTCCCGGTTCCGACGTTTGTCCCTTCTGTATAAAAACTTGGGATTGTGTTTCCTGCGCTTAGGTCGGTGCTGTAAAGCTGAATTGTGTCAGCAGGGCCAGTCGTCGGGGCTGTTCCTGTGGCTATGCAAATAGTGTTTGTAGCACTTGTTCCAAATACGTTAGACCCAATTCCAACATTTCCATTAAAATAATTAGCAGCAGTCCCAGCAGCGTAGAAATTCCACCGCTGAGAAGCAGCCGCAATGTTGCTGTAAAACCCAAAATTGTTTGTTGCGTCAGTGACTGAGCTTTCTACAAAAAATCCGTACTGGTTTGTGATTGTTGAACTTGCGCCTTTAGTTTGCGGATTTACATAAAAATGAGTTAGTTGGCCAAGTGTGAACGCCGCATTCTGAGTGATTGGTCTACTCATTATTCCGCGAAAACCGCTTGTTACTGAGCTTCCAATCGTCGCGTCAATAATTTGAGCATTAGAAAACGCAGAATGATTTATGGTCCCTGCAATCCTAAGCGGGTCTCCGGTCGTCGTTGCGCCTATTCCAAGCGGCCCCGCAAAGTAATTCGGCGCAGAACCATTTGCGTAAAAGTTCCACCTCAGGGAGCCAGAAGCGGCAATGTTTGAAAAGAAACCAGCGTTTACACTGGTCGCAACGGTGAGCCCTGCCTGCGTAAAAAATCCATATAAATTTGTGATTGATGAGCCAGCTCCAAGCGATGTAAAACCTGCTGCGTAGTTGGCTATCGTTCCGGCAGTGAACGATGCTGCTGCTGTGGAAACTCGACTGCTAATACCAAACGATGAACCCGTCGCATTTGATGGCATCGTGACATCTGACCAAAGCCCGTATGCAACACTAGAGCCTGTGGTTGGAAGCGTTCCGATAAGAGATACTTCCGCGCCTGCAACAGCTGAGGCAATGGCGCCGTTTAATACTGTCAGCCCTGTCGCGCTTAAAGTAGTAAAATTGCCTGCCGCCGGAGTAGTTCCGCCAATAGCTGGAGGAGATGCCAGATAAGTAGAAAACCCAGTCCCAGAAACAGTGCTGGAGGCGCTTAGGGTAGTGAACGCTCCTGTATTAGCCGCAGTCGATCCAATCGCTGGAGGCGAAGCAAGATAGGTCGAAAACCCCGTTCCAGAAACTGTACTAGAGGCGCTTAGGGTAGTGAACGCTCCTGTATTAGCCGCAGTCGATCCAATCGCTGGAGGCGAAGCAAGATAGGTCGAAAAACCCGTTCCAGAAACAGTGCTGGAGGCGCTTAGGGTAG